GTAGAAGCATTTGATTATAATCAAGAAGTTGTAAAAGGTAAACATAAAGGCTTGTGGACGCATACAAATGTCCGTAAAGACAAATCAGATATGTTTCCACAGCCTGAGTTAATGGATATGCTAATCTCTTTATAATAATGAATATGATAGGATGGGTATTTATAACCGCAATTTTTATGTGGATAATTAGAGGATTAAGAGAAAATGCATAAAGATACTAGATATGTGATAGATGAAATGTTAGCGAAAGCTAAAGAGAAAAAAGACAACGGCCCCATTACTATTTCTGCAGATAACCTGTGGAAATATAGTGGGGAAGTTGAACCTTATAATGATGATTATGCTAGATTAATGCAAGAAAATCATGAAACAAGGCATTTTATGGATTATTATAAATTACGAATTAAAAATAAGAATATTTATTTATTATTAAATTCAAAAGAGAGTAAAGTTATAGATTATTTTTATCAGAACTGTAACACTCTTAACATCACAGATATGTCAAAAGATTTAAAAATATCTGTAGAATATATTAGAAAAGTTATTAGTAAACAATTAAAAATACAACAAAATGATAAGAAAAACCCAGGTTAACTCCCTTAAACAGTTACAGCCTACGATAGAACTTAAAAGAGACATAGTATATAATGCTATTAAAAGTTTAGGTATGGCTACAAATAGTATGATAGCTAGGCATTTAGATTGGGATATAAACAGAGTTACAGGACGTGTTAATGAATTAGTTCATGATGGAAAAGTTACAGATAACGGAACATATAAAGATACTTCAACTAATAGAACTGTAATTATATGGAAAGCAATTTAATAAATAGGACAAGAAACAATGAGCAGAGTAAAGCCTTGAACAAATGGGCTAACTCTGGCTTCATTGGGAGTATTATTGCTGGTACAGGATTTGGTAAAAGTAAATGTGGCATTCTAGCTTGTAATTATGTTTTAACAAATGTAATTGACTCTAAAATGCTTATTTTAGTCCCTACTGTACAGTTGCAACAACAATTTCAAGATGAATTTCATAAATGGGGGTTAGGAAACTGCTTAGTTAACCTTGATATTCTTTGTTATCAAAGTGCATATAAAATAAAAGGAAATCATTATGATTTAGTTTTATGTGATGAGATACATTTAGGATTAAGTAAAAATCATCGTAAATTCTTTGAAAATAATACTTGGGATAAATTGTTATGCATGACTGCTACTTTACCAGAAGAAGAGGAATATAGAGAATTATTAAATACTTTAGCTCCTCCTATATATACAATAACTTTAGACGAATGCGTAGATAAAGGTATAGTTGCCCCATATTCTATTTATTGTAAGAAAGTTGTTTTAACAGATACTGAACAATCTAATTATAAAGCTATAAATAATAAATTTTTATATTATAAATACCAGCTTGGACAATTTGATGCTTTTGATGAAGCTAAGAGAATTTTAGGGGATATTAATGCTGCTCCTAGGGAGAAACAAGCTGCAGTTCAATTTTATAAAGCAATTAGAGATCGTAAAACAGTAGTTGATTTTGCAGAAAATAAAATTACAGCTTTTCAAGATCTTTATTTAGACAATATAGATAAGCAAATACTTGTATTTAGTGGAGCAAATGAATTTACAGATAAATTATGTGATTCAATATCTCCTAATGCAGTATCATACCATTCTAAAAAAACTAAAAAACAAAAAGAATCTGCTCTTAAAGATTTTATAGATGGCACAAAAAATGTTTTATGTTCTACAAAAGCTCTTAACCAAGGCTTTGATGCCCCTAATGCTACTATGGGGGTAATTTGTGGAATTACTAGCAAATCTTTATCTATGATTCAACGTGTAGGTAGGTTAATTAGATTTAAAGAGGGTAAAATTGGTCAAATATATATCTTATATGTTGAAAACTCTCAAGAAGAAAAATGGCTTAAAGCTTCAATAAAATCATTAAATAACGTAACTTGGTTACCTTAAAAATAAATAATATGACAATAGAAATAGACTTAGAATTATTAAAAAGAACAAATTTATCTCCTGATGAATTTATAGGATTATACCTTACATTTAGAAAAGGATATTCTTATTTAGCTGAATTAAACTTAAACATTGACTGGATAGCATTAGAAGAAAAGGGATATATTACTATTGAACCATTAGGTACACATACAATTGAAGCTAAGTTTAAAGAATTATTTTCAAATAATTTTGATGGCTTATTTGAGGAGTTAATATCTACTTATCCTCACAAAGTAGACACTAAAGGTGGTGTAAGAATTCTGCATGCTGTTGATCCAAAATCTAAGTCTAATGTAAAAGCTAAACTTAAATATAGAAAAATTGTTGGGAATAATTTACATGTACATACTAAAATAATTAGTTTACTAAAAGTACAATTAAAAATAGAAGAAGATAATTTAGCTTATTTACAAAATTTAGAAACTTGGCTTAATAACCATACTTGGGAAAAGTATGAAAACATAACTAATAACAATGGAAAATCAAACACCCAAAGAATTACAAGATCCCTTTAAAGAAAGTGGATTTAGTAGTATAAACAAAGCCATAAGTTCTTCTTTACATCAAGTAGAAGCAGGTATTAATGGTAAAAGACAAGTTTATCCTACTAAATGGAAAAGACTAAATAAAAACTTACTTGGCGGTTTACAACCAGGTAAGATGTATGTCATTGCAGGGAGACCTGGCGTAGGTAAATCTGCATTCTCTAATCAACTTATTTTTGATCTACTAGATAATAATCGTAATAAAAATTTACTCGTCCTTTATTGGAGCTTTGAAATGCCTGGATACCAGCAAATTATTAGAGCAGGTTCAAAAGGAACAGGTAAAGAAGTTAGTGAATTATTATCAGTAGAACAAAAATTAGATAGAGCCGCATATGAAGCTTTTAAAGAAGAAGTTTTAAAATATGCACATTACCCGATTTACTTTAATAATATTCCTAGAGATATGGAATTCATTAAAAATGCCAATATTGAGATAACAAATAAAAAACCTGATCACATTATTGTAAATATTTTTGACCACTCAAGACTTATCTTAAGTGATCAAGAACATGAATTGCAAAAATTAAATGAAGTATCTAAAGGATGTATGTGGATGCAAGCTAAACTGGGAGTTATAAATGTTTTATTGTCTCAGCTTAATCGTAACATAGAACAAGAACATAGAGCAAAAGCACAGTACCAGCCATTATTAACAGATTTATTTGGAGGTGACAGTATTGGCCAAGATGCGCACGTTGTTATGATGCTACAAAGACCACATGATTTATATGGGATTACAGATTTATATTGCGGTGAAGATCCTATTAAATTATTAGCAATACACATAGAAAAAAATAGAGACGGTTTATTAGGTATGATACCTTATGAAACTGATATGTCTACATTTACAATTAATGAACGAATAAAAACTTAAAAAAATTTATAATGGAATTACCACAAGTAAAGGTAAAGGCTAGCCGTAAATCGCCTAAAAACATGATAATATATGGATCCCCTAAAATAGGAAAGACTACAGTATTATCACAATTAGACAATTGTTTAATAATAGACCTTGAAGACGGATCAGACATGCTTGATGCTTTAAAAGTTAAAGCACATAGTTTAAAAGATTTACAAGCTATAGGAGCAGCAATTATGAAAGCAGGAAGACCGTACAAATACATAGCTATTGACACTATTAGTAAGTTAGAAGAATGGTGTGAAGAATATGGGAAACAGATTTATATTAAAACTCCAATGGGTAAAACGTTTGAAGAAAAGAATCCAGGGATGTCTATCTTAGCTTTACCTAATGGTGCTGGTTATTTATATTTAAGAATGGCTTATAAAGAATGGATAGACAAATTAAATAAATTAGCAGAACATGTAATTCTAGTAGGGCACTTAAAAGATAAGATGCTTGAAAAGAAAGGTAAAGAAGTTGCAGTTAAAGATCTTGATTTAACAGGTAAGATTAAACAAATAACATGCGCTAATGCAGATGCAGTTGGTTATATATATAGAGAAGAAGATCAGACTATGATTTCATTTGACTCTATGGAAGATACTGTAGCTGGTAGTAGATGTGAACACTTAAAAGGGCAGGCCATGCCTATGAACTGGTCAAAAATATTTATAGACTAATTAAACAAAAAAAAATGATTGAAATGAGAACAAACGTACAAGCAGGTGAGACGCCTGCCCAGATTACTGTTTCTATGATCGACGCAGATCTTAAGAACGGTATAAGTAAGTCAGAGATGGCTATTAAATATGGGATTAAACCATGGGAAGTAGATGAGATGTTTAAACATCCATTTCTTGCAGGCAGAAGACCTAGTAGAGAACAAGTATTATCTTTTACATTTGTAGATGATACATTGCCTAATGCAGAGCCTATGGCTGATTCAGGAGATGAAAACGATGCAAATCCTAATCAAGTAACTTTAGAACAAGCTATAGAGGAATGTGAAGCTATAATGGCAGATGCTAAAACTTCTATATTTAATGGTATGGCTACACAACAAGCTGTAGTTGATATGTTCAGTCCAAGCAATGCTATGGCTACACAACAGGCTATAATTGATATACTCAGTCCAAGCGAAGAGGAAGAAGGGGAAGATGTAATAACAGAGTCTAAACCTGAATGGATTGAGGATAAAATAGCTACACAGCAAGCTATATCAGAAGAAGATAGTCAAGAAAGCGATTATGATAATGAAGAGGATGACATTGAAACATTAGAAGATGATGGAGCTTATAGTAATGATGATGATGATGACGCTCTTGAAGACATAATAGAAATGGATGAGAA